ATAGCGGAGCTTCAGAAAAGGAAAACAAAATCTGAAAAACCTAAGTTTATATTTAAAGAATTTTGTTTTGAAAAGCAAGTTAATTTCTTCAGAGGAAAAGGTTCTAGGTTTAGAAATGCTGTATGTTCTCGTAGAGCAGGTAAAACTGTAGGTATTGCAGCAGACATGGTTGATACTGCTTTAGAAAATGATGAAGTTAATTTACTTTATATTACTATAACTCAACAACAAGCTAGAGCCATTATATGGTCCGATTTAATAAAGATAGTTGAAGAGTATGAGTTAGATTGCAAGACAGACAATGTTAGGCTAACAATAACGTTTCCTAACAAGTCTAAGATTTATATAGCAGGAGCTAAAGACCGTACTGAAATTGAAAAGTTCAGGGGATGGAAGTTAATGAAGTGTTACATTGATGAGTGTCAATCGTTTAGGTCCTACCTAAAAGAGTTAATAAATGATATTATCATTCCAGCACTTCGAGACAAACGTGGACAGTTGTACCTTACAGGAACTCCAGGTCCAGTAAAGGCAGGAATATTTTATGAGTATTCTCAATCCAAAAACTGGAAAGCACATCACTGGACAGCTTTTGATAACCCCTATATGAATAACCCTCCTAAACTTTGTTTAGAGGAAATTTTAAGAGAAGAGAGAATTATACGTGGAATCGACGAATCAGACCCTTCCTATATTAGAGAAACGTTCGGTAAATGGGTGGAAGACAAAGATGCGCTGGTTTTTAAATTCAGTAAAGCGAAAAATATTTACACTCAGTTACCTACTCAAGGAGAGTGGAATTATATTATTGGTATTGATATCGGTTACAACGATTCTGATGCTATCGCTGTTATTGGTTACAATACGTACTATAAAAAGGTCTATTTGGTAGATGAACATGTAAAGAATAAACAAAATATCAGTCAGTTGGTGGAAGTTATTAATGAATATAAGGACTTATATAATCCAATACGGATGGTCATGGATGCAGGAGCTTTGGGCAAGAAGATTCAAGAAGAGTTGCGAATGCGACATGGTCTTAATATCGAAGCTGCTGACAAGACCCGAAAAGTGGAGTTTATAGAGCTTTTGAATGATGATCTTAGAACTGAGAAATTTAAGGCATTTAAGAACTCTATATTTGAGGAAGATTGTATGCTAGTACAATGGGATAAGGATTCTAAGATTAGAAATCCTGAGAGACCAAAGATTTCAGATACTTATCACTCTGACATCTGTGATGCTGTACTTTATGCGTGGCGTGAATGTAGGCATTATTTGTCTGAAAAGCCTAAAGAAAAGGTCAAAGACTTTACAGACGCTTACATGAAAGAGTTAGAAGCTAAGGAAGCTGAAGAATGTGAAGAAAGAAAAAGAGACCCCTATTCTTTTAATTTGCAAAAGTTATACGAAGAGGATATAAAAGAATTGGACAATATAATAGATGAACAATAGGAGACAGCTATGTTAGAAAATCTAGAAGATGTTAAGCTGTTTATAGAATGGTGCAAAGAACATAAAGTAAAATCGTTTAAAATTGAAGGCGTTCAATTTGAACTATCTGAATTAGCATTTGTAGAGAATATCCAAGGTTACGCAGAAAAACTACAAACGGTTGCTGATGAATCAAATTTTGAAGAAGAACAACAGAAAAAAGAAGATGATGAACTAATGTTTTGGTCTTCTAATCCATAGGGGTAGAAATTGAACTTTGAAATAAATGGCAATCGGTGGTGGTTAGCCAGTAAAAACAATTTATACCAAGAACTTTTTGCCTATGTAAGTGCTTTAGATAATAGACAGACTTACAGGGAAGCAGACAATCTCAGATTTGCTAGATTATATGGAAATTACCAACAAATGGGTCTTGGAGCCTACTCATATAGTAGGATAGAAGCTTCTTATTCAGTAACCAACAGGGTTACTTTAAATGTTATTCAATCTCTTATAGATACGGTAGTATCAAAGATTACAAAAAATAAACCCAAAGCTACTTTCTTGACTTCAGGGGGTGATTTTAGTCTACAACGTAAAGCGAAAAAGCTAACAAAATTTGTAGAGGGTATTTATTCCTATTCCGAGTTTTATGAAAAAGCAAGTATGGCATTCCAAGATGCTTGTATTTTTGGAACTGGTTGTATTAAAATTTTTATTGAAAATGGGCAAATTAAAACAGAAAGAGTTATTATTAGCGAAATCAAAGTAGACGATATAGAGGCTTATTATGGAAAACCTCGTCAAATTCATCAAGAAAAATTTATTGAAAAATCTGTATTAAAAGCAATGTTTCCTGAATATGAAGCTCAGATTGATGTTGCATCTTATCCTGACTCTCAAAGCTATGGTCAATCGGCTACAGCTAAAGACATGATTAAAGTTATTGAGTCTTGGCATCTTCGGTCTGGACCAGATGCTAAAGACGGTAAGCATACTATTTGTATTTCCACTGCTACATTATTTGAAGAAGATTATGATAAAGATTATTTTCCTTTCGTATTCTTTAAATGGGGTGAAAGACCTGTTGGCTTTTTTGGTCAAGGTTTATGTGAGCAGTTACAAGGTATTCAGTTAGAGATCAACAAAATACTCCGAACTATACAAGTTTCAATGCATTTGGTCAGTGTTCCAAAACTCCTGGTTGAAGCTAGTTCAAAAATTGTCTCCGCACACTTAAACAATAGGATTGGTGGAGTCATAAAATATGCTGGAACTCCTCCTGCTTATGCTCCTCTAGGTTCTATACCACCTGATTTATTTTCCCACTTAGATCGTTTATATCAAAGAGCTTATGAGATTTCAGGAATATCACAATTATCAGCTCAGTCCTTAAAACCTTCTGGCTTAGATTCTGGTAAAGCTTTAAGAGAATTTAACGACCTTGAAACTGAACGGTTTATGTCGGTAGCCAAGAGGTATGAAAAAGCTTTTATGGATGCTGCAGAAATTATAATTGATATGGCTAAAGGGCTATATGAATCTGAAGGTGATTTTAAGGTTAAAGCTAAAGATGGAAAATTCGTAGAAACTATAAGCTGGAAAGATGTTAATATGGATGCTGATAAGTATTTGATGCAAATTTTTCCCACTTCTGCACTCTCGTCTACTCCTGCAGCTAGGTTGGCAGACATTCAAGATTTAGTAGGAGCAGGGTTTATAGATAAAGAAGATGCTCTTAAGTTATTGGACTTTCCTGACTTAGAGGCTTCGATGAACTTATTGAATGCTGATTCCACTAACTTAGAACAAATGATTGAAACTATGATGGATAAGGGAGAGTATTTTCCTCCAGAGCCTTATCAAAACCTTGAAAATGCAATTCGTAAGACCCAACAAGCTTATTTAATGTTTAAGGTACAAGGTGCTCCACAAGATAGACTAGAGCTTTTGAGACAGTTTATGGAAGATTGTCAAAATTTATTACAAAGAGCACAGGAAGAAGTACCTACTCCGCAACAAATGACACAAGAATTAGCAGCGCAAGGAGCAGCTACAGCAGCAGCAGAAGTAGCTGAAAATATTCCAGAAGAACAAAATCCATTATTAACAGGAGCTATAGACTTGAGTGAAGAACAAGTAGTTGAAGAGCCTCCAATGGAAGAAGAAATAATAGAAGAACAAACTAATATAATAGAAGAACAATAAGTAGATCACCAGATCGGGCTTCGCCCACAAAAGCTAAAGGAGTTAAAATGGAGAACAATAGTCACGAACATCTTAATGATGTAGTAGCAAATCAAGATTCTCAGGAATCAGCAGCAGAAGAGGTAGAACAGTCTCTAGAAGCTGCACAAGAGCCAGAAAGGAACGATGATTTTTCACGCAAGTTCGCTGCTTTGAGCAGAAGAGAAAAAGAAATTAGAGCAAAAGAAGCAGAGTATGAACAAAGAATAGCGGAGTTAGAGCAGAAATTTATTGCTCAAGAACCTAAAAAGGAGCCAGAAATTCCTTTTGACGTTCAGTTAAGGCAAAACCCTCTAAAAGCATTAGAGTCGGTTGGTTTGAGTTATGATAAACTAACAGAATTAGCCTTAAACGATGGCAAGCTTACTCCTGAAATGCAAATGAAGTTAATGCGTGAAGAACTAGAAACTGATTATAGGTCTAAGTTTGAGGACTTAGAAAATAGATTGGTAGAAAAAGAAAAGAGTTTAGAAGAACAAAGGTATGAGGATATAAAGCTAGGTTTCCAAAATGAAATAGAATCCTTTGTTAATTCTAATGGAGAAGAATTTGAGTTAATTAAAGCAAACGACGCAAATGATGTAGTTTACGAAGTAATTGAAGAACACTACAATGAGACGGGCAAAATCTTAGACATAAAAGAAGCTGCCCAAGCTGTTGAAAGTTATTTAGAAGATGAAGCTGAAAAGCTCCTAAAACTAGGTAAACTTCGTTCCAAGTTTAATGTTGGAGACATCGAGCAAGAACCACAAAGACAGTCGCAAGTAACACTGTCGAACGCCCACTCTGCTCAGGCGAATGAAAGAGTAGCAAGAAAGTTATCTGATGAAGAATCAAAAAGAGCAATGGCAGAAATGTTAAAATGGGATGAATAAAAATTTACTAAACTTAAAGGAGTTTAAAAATGGCACTTAATATGACTACTTTTGCTGCCGCCTTAAAGCAGCATTACACAGACGAAAAGATCGAAAACATGGTCTACAAGGATAATCCATTCTTGGCTATGCTTTCAAAATACGAAGATTTTGGTGGTGAAAACCTTAAGCTTCCTGTAAAATACGGGATTCCAATGGGTCGATCTGCTAACTTTAGTAAAGCAGTTACTAACAAATCTGCTTCACAACTTAAGGCATTTCTACTTACTAGAAAAGCTGATTACGCTATTGCTTCAATTGCTAACGAAACTATAGAGGCTTCAAAAGGTAATGCTAACGCATTTATCGAAGCTGCTACTTTTGAAATTGATGGAGCAATTGAATCTGCTACTCGGTCGCTTGCTATCTCTCTTTATGGAGATGGGTCAGGTGCTCTTGGAGTAGTTGGTGCTCTTTCTACGGGAACAGCTACTAACGATACTGTTACTCTTGAAACTATTCAAGATGTAACTAACTTTGAAGTTGGTGGTTCTTTTGTTTTTGGTACAGGTACTACTATTCGTACAATTGATTCTATTAATAGAGATACAGGTGTTATTGAATTTAGTGATAACGTATCTACTGTTGGTGGTACAGTTTCTGCTAAAATTTACATCGAGGGTGACAAAGATGCTATGTTATCTGGTTTAGCCTCATGGCTTCCAGCTACTGCTCCTGCGTCTACTGACTCTTTTTTTGGAGTTAACAGAAGTGCAGACGCTACTAGACTTGGTGGGATAAGATTTGATGCTTCTTCACTTCCATTAGAAGAAGGTCTTATCGGTGCTGCTGCTAGAGTTGCTAGAGAAGGTGGAAAGCCTGATGTTTGTTTTATGAATTACAACAACTTTGCAGACCTTGAAAAAGCCTTAGGCTCAAAGGTTTCTTACGTTGACGTTAAAGTTAACCCTGAGATTGGTTTTAGAGGAATTTTGATTCATGGTCCTAGAGGTCCTATCAAAGTTGTTCCTGATCAAAACTGTCCTAATGGTGTTGCTTACATGCTTCAAATGGATGTTTGGAAACTTTACTCTCTTGGTAAAGCTCCTAAGATTCTAGACTCTGATGGACTTAAGTTCCTAAGAGAGTCAACTGCTGATGCTGTTGAAGCTAGAGTTGGATACTATGCCCAGTTAGGGTGTCGTGCTCCAGGTTTCAACGTTAGGATTGCACTATAATTTAAATACTTGGGAAGCCTTTCGGGGCTTCTCTTTTTTTGTCACGCTGCGTGTTGTATTACACTCAGATTAAAGGAGAAATAAAATGGCAAACAGAAGTTTTAACAGGCTACAAGCCTTAGATAAAGAAATAAAAATAATTCACGGTCAATTTGTTACTGATAGTACTGCTGCATCTACAGCTTCGTTACTAACGAATTCAAAAAGTGTTGGCGTTAAAGCTGTTTACAGAGTAGGTGCTGGACATTTTAGAATTGAACTTGGAACTCCAGGTGGAAGTGTTGATAAGTACAATCACTTTTTTGGTGCTTACTTTGATATTCAAAAAAGTACAGCTATTGGTTCTACTGCTGGTGGAGTAGGTTTTCAACTACAAGGTGCTCCAACTGTTTCTACTAATGGTCAGATTGACTTTTTCAGTTTAAAGTCTAATGGTGATGAAGCTGACCCAGGTAACAGTGAAACAATTCATTTCATGATTGTTGTCAAAAACTCTAACCAACCTGGTATAGGTGTTAGCTAAGGAGTTTATCATGATTATGATGGGTCCTAAAAAGGATAAAGGCGGTTTAGTAATTTCTATCTTATCAAAGATGAAAGATCATTACAAAAACGGCAAAGAGTCCAATGAAGATTTTGTTGAACATGAAGAAAAAGAAGAGCATGAAGCTTATGATAAATATAAGGAAGAAGTAGATGGTATCTTTAAAGGTCTTGAAGAAAAAGACAAAGAACTGTTTTCTAAATCTTTAAAAATGTTCATTAAAAAATGTGTTAAAGACGATTACTAATTGGGGGGGCTAACGCCCTCCTCTTTTTGGGGGTTTTATGGCGGCTATAACCGAAGCTAAATTAGTGGCTAGAGTACGGCAAAGAGCAGACATGGAGTCCAATCTTTTTGTCTCTGATGTAGAAGTACAGACTTATATAAATGCTGCAATTTCAGAATTGCATGATATCCTTGTTCAAACTTATGGACAAGATTACTACGTTAGTAGTGCCACGTTTAATACTGTAGCAGGTACAGACACGTATCCTATTAATAGCTCTACGTCTGGACCAAACATTTCTGACTTCTATAAACTTAGAGGTTTAGATGCTAAAATAAATGGTTCAGAGTATTTTACACTGTCTCCATTTAATTTTAATGAAAGAAATTTATATAACAATTGGGGAACTTGGAGTCTTCTAGGTTTAACAAATATAAGATACAGAATGGTTGGGGGAAATATAGTTTTTACTCCTAAACCTGATGACGTTACTGAAGTTAAAGTTTGGTATGTCCCAACAGCACAACAGTTTGATAGTGCTACTCCTGCTACGTCTACTACTACTTTTGCTGACATAAATGGT